TCCTAGAATTAGGAAAGCCGTTTACAACCGTAGTGTCCATGACATACGTTTGATAATGACTATCCTTTTTGCTAGTAGAGCCTTAAGATTAGGAAAAGAACCTAACTTTTCTCCTATAACTGATCCCTTTGTTGGTGATCAAGACAAGCTTCGCTTGTTGTTAGAAGAGATGGGTAGGTATACTTCTTCTTATTGAAAAGACAATGGTTTTAATGTTGGCAGGTTCAAGTCTGTTCCTGCGAAACTGAGGTGATCGGAGTTCCATTTTTCAACAAAAATGGGACCAAACGGTCATTCAGTTGCAACGGCCCTATTCGATTTTATAGGTTTATTGGGTGATATTCACCTGCTAAAGGCTATAAAAGGATTCGGTGGTTACAAGATAACCAAACTACTTGAAGTACTCGAATGAGCTTGACATATTGGTTTGATCAGTTCATTGACGAAACTAATTCCTTCTAAGAAATTAGAAACGAAAAAGTTGTCCGAAGTGGACTCTGAACATTCCCGTATATCAGCATTAATAGATCGAGAGGATAAAGTTAGGCTTATTGCCGTCGGTGATTACTTTTCACAGACAGTACTTAAGCCTTTCCATAACTTTCTCTATTCATTCTTGAGGACTATACCCCAAGACCGGACTTTTTCACAAACAGTCAATATGCCGACAGAATACAATGAAAAATGTATCTTTCATTCTGCTGATTTATCATCAGCTACTGATAGATTCCCTTTGGACTTAATTTGTTTAGTCCTTGAGGGTCGTTTTCCAAAATATTATGTGGATTTATGACGTACAATTATGGTAGATCGATCTTTTACCTATATGGAACATGATTATAAATGGACTGTAGGTAACCCGTTAGGGTTCTACAGTTCGTGAGCATCGTTTGCCATCTCTCATCATTTTATTATTTACTTTATTTGTAAAAAATACAATATGAGTTGGCGACATGCACAGTACATATTATTAGGTGACGATATTATGATTTATAATCATTTTATCGCACTCCAATATTATGACATCATGTCGACATTGGGCGTAAATATCTCTCCATCTAAGTCTCATATGTCCAATAAGTTCTATGAATTCGCCAAAAGATATTATTACGAAAAAGATGGGGCCATGTGTTCTATATCTCCTTATCCGATTTCGGCTATGGAGGAAGTTCACAAAGACTTATCTTTAGTAACTAATTTCTATATGGAAATTCAAACTAGAGCTTATGGTATAGGTCCTGTTCAAGATTGTGTCC